TTAATCGTTGACTTCCTCGTACTCAACATCCGAAATCTTAACCTCAAGTTCTAAATCCGTGGTGTAGCCATTCCCGTTGAGGTTATGCACCACACGGCTGATTATCCACGCCTGATCGTCTATGACGTGCTTAAACCCTTTTACGGCAATTGGCGTTTCAGGGAATAAATCAGCCCGGCCAATCGCCAGTGAGATAGAAAACTCCGCAACCCCTCTCTGCAGTCTGTCCCACTTCGCCTGAGCTGCACGCATAGCCTGTGCCTTAGTCGCGTAGATGGTCGTCAGCTCCAGCACGTTGTCAGCCTCACCGGCCATATACTCGCCCTCACGCGCTTCCTGCTCTTTTTTTGCTTTGGCCTTTGCCGGGGCTTTGGTCGCTTTCGGGTGTTGCAGCGCGCGGAGGTGCTTCTCTTTTGGCTTACGCTTGAGCTTCACCTTTTGCTTTTGCGGCTTCGGGTCTTTGGTGTGCAGCCATTTCGCCGTAACGCCGGTATAGGCTTCCCTGTCAGCAATGGCAAACTGATGACGATCGCCGTCCCCGCGCTCAAGCGTCATCTGCGGAATGGGCTTTCCGCTGGCCGTCTTACCGCTCCCCGCTTTCAGGAATAACAGTTTCCCTGCTTTTACCGAAACCGCCGCCCCGTTCCGGTCTGCCAGGCGGGACAGAAACACCGCGTCGGATTCCTGCGACTGATCAATGTGAGGCACGGCGACTGCTTTCAGCGTGTCGGCCACGCTGGCCGTGAGCTTATTGCGTGCCGCAATCGTCTCCACAATTTTCCCGAGCGTGGTGTCATGCCATGACTGTTCCCGGCGAGAGTTAAGCGTCCCGCGAAAATCGGCGCTGCGCCCCCGGATGGTCAGCGTATCAGGCGCGCCCCTGTGCTCGATTTCGTCGACCGTGAACGTCCCTTTTTTAATCAGCGCGGAATCCTGCCAGCCTAACCACAGCGTCAACGTTGCGCCGCGCGGTGGCATTGCTATCTGGCCGTCAGTGTCATCGAGCTCGATATCGAGCTGGTCGGCCTCGAATCCGCGATTGTCAGTCATGGTCAGACTGATGAGGCGGTCACTAAAATCCTGCGTGATATCCTCGTTATCCAGCTTGAGCATAAACGCCGGGGCTATCTTCGCCCCGGCCTGAATATCCACTCCCGTCATCATCCTGCCAGCCCTCCCAGCCAGTCACCGGCAGACGTGACCAGATTGTCTGCCTGCGTTTTCAGGTCACCATAAATGGCCGCCAGCGATTTATCGACCCGTTTAAGGGAAAGACTAAACTCGATTTTTCTCGCCGCGCCGTCGCTGAATAGCTCGGTGTGCGTGTGCGTCACTTTGTCGATGACATACATGCCGTGGATCATGCCCGTTCCGTCAATCAGCGGCCACGCGCGCCCCTCGTCTGCCATCAGCTCGATGGCGGTCAGTGACAGACGTCCGCCGGTAATTTCGGGATAGAGCACGCCCGACAGCGTGCGCGTGGTTTCCCCTTCCCCGAGATACTGGTAAGCCGGGGGCTTGCCGATACGGTCGTTTGACGCCCAGCGGTAATCCTTCGAATACTGCATGGACTGATAGGGCAGCGTGCGGCGCTCAAACACAAACAAACCTAAAACCATTAACATGCTTTATCCCCTTGAGTCATGACGCATACTTGAGCGCTGACGCGCACGGTTTTCACGGTCGAGTTTATCGACAGCCTCACGCAGCTGACGGTCGAGGTCGCTGCCCGGCGCGATGCCACCATTCAGGTTGATGTTATATTCTGGCCTGCTCTGGTCGACGTAAGTCTTACCAGTCGGCGCCGTTACCGGCTGATATGCCTGATAACCGCCATATGTTGAGGTTGTCGGAATATAAGATTCATTTTGCGAGCCGGTGGCGGCATTGGCTTTTGCGGCCTTCTGGTCAAGGTCGGTCGATTCTTTATTGATAACCCCGAGCTTTTCCAGTAACCAGTTAACGCCGGTACGCAATGTATTAAAGCTTTTGAGCGGTAACATCAGCGCGTCGGCCAACATCTTACCGAACATCACACCCGCATTTTTGCAGCTGTCGAGCGTCTCCTGCGTCGATTTAACCGGTGCGATCAGGTCTTTAAACCACTGCCACGCCGCTTTAAGCTTGTCACCCAGCCAGTCAAAAACCGGCTTTAACGGTTCGAATAATTCCGTTACAGGAGCAAAAGCCTGCTTTAACCCCTCCATTACGCCTGAGAAAAACGCGCTGATTGGCTCCCAGTATTTGCGGATAAGCAGCGCACCGGCGACGATGGCAAAGCCAATAGCCACAATCGGCCAGGTAAGCGCCCCGAGCACGGTCATAATGGCACCACCCACCACCGAGAAAACCGTCCCGAGCAGTGATGCACCGGCTATTAACATATTAACGCCGGTAATAACCGGCCAGGCGACCAGACCTATTGCCCCGACGATGCCAATAATTGCCAGTGCACCGCCAGCGATGATGCCGATGGTTTCCGCAAGTTCCTTATTGTTTTTGATCCAGTCATCAAGTCGTAAAACGTACCGTGTGGCTGTTTGGGTTAATTTTCGTAGAGAGCTATCTTGCTGGTCGTATAGGTCTGTGCCGACGGCCTCATAAGCTGACTGAAATTCTTTGAAGTCGCCCCCGAGGTTGTCCTGCATGATTTTGACTAGCTCAGCTGTTTTCCCGTCTGAGGCTTTCAGTGTTGCAGTGAGCTTATCGAGCTTGCCGCTCGCAGCAGCAGCGAGTAACACGTTTGACGATTTAAGGGCTTCCTCTCCGAAAATTGTTTTGAGATATTCCCCCTGCTGCGCGTTACCGAGTTTGTGCTTATCGAAACTCGCCTGAATTTCTTTCAGGATGCTAAATACCGGGCGCATATTGCCCTTGCTATCAGAGGTCTTAACTCCCAGCTCTTTGAGTGCTGTCCACGCTTTCCCGGTTGGTGCCTGCAACCGGCTGACCACAGCACTGCTACCAGTACCAGCCATTGAGCCTCTGATATTGTTGTCATGCAGCACACCGGTCATTGCTGCAGCTTGCTCAAGACTTACCCCGGCGGTTTTTGCTACCGGCCCGAGATATGTCAAAGCATCACTGAGCCCTTGAAAGTCAGCAGCAGATTTATTCATCGTGGCTGATAGCACATCGCCAACATGGCTAACGTCACTATTCTGCAGTTGAAACGCCGCTTTTGTTCCAAGCAGTAATTGGGCGTTTTCCTCCATAGACCTTCTGTTAGCCAGTGCCATATCGAGTGTGACAGGCGTCGCTGCCTGTATTGCGGCAGCGTCACCTCCAGCTTTCGCGATAATAATTTGCGCGCCTGCAGCATCATCTGCAGACGCAGCAGTATTGTCACCGAGTTGGCGCGCCTGTTTGCGCAGCGCCTCCATTTCGGGTGACTGTTTATCGACCCCGAGCACGGCCTGCAGCTCAGAGTTTTTCTGTGCAAATTCATAGCCCGGCGTCATCAACTTCACCCCGGCCATCGTTCCCGCCGTGGCGAATCCGACACCCGCCGCGCCTGCCGCTGCTGCGCCTCCGGCAAGGGATTTACCGACCTGATAACGCTCTTTAATGCGACTCAGTCGCGCCTGCTGTTGACTGACCCGCGCCAGTGCCCCGCGCTGCCGGTTTAGCTGTGCGGTCGTCTCACTGATGCTGGTCTTCAGGCGGCGCTCATCCGCCGACAGAGTTCTGGTGTTTATGCCAGCCTGCGCGAGCGCCGTGCGCTGGCGCTGTACTGACTGCCTGAGGCTGTTGTATTTGAGCTGCAGGTCAGCGGCGGATTTTCTGGCCGCCTCCATCGCGCGCGCCTGCGCGGTTGTAGGGTTCTGCGTGTTTTTAAACTGGACGGCCAGCGCGGCGGCTTCCTGTTTCGCCTTGTTAAGCGACTGGCCTGTCACGGCAAGCTGTGCGCTCGCTTTCCTGAATCCGTCAATTCGGGATGCCTGCGCATTCAGATCGCGCAGGCTGTTTTGAGAAGTGCGGATATCGCCAGCAAGGGTCTTGCTGGCAGTCTGGATAGCTTTAAGCGGTCGGCTTGCCCGGTCTACTGCGTTCAGCAGTACCTCAATCCTGACGTTATTGCTCATGGTGGTGTCCGCTTCGCTGCAGCGCCTTTTCGCGCCATGTGATGAGCTCGGTCACGCTCAGGGAATTCAGCTCTGATGGCGGCCAGTGAAATATCACCGCGATATCCGCCATCAGGTCATCGACCGAAAGGTTATCCGGGAAGGTCAGCGAGCCGAAGATGGCGACAAAAAACCGACCACCTTACCGGCGAACAAAATCAGGTCTGACGCTTCCAGACGCATGACCTCATGCTCGGTGAGCGCCGGGTACGTCATACGCGGCAGCACCTTAATCAGCGCATCGACGTCAGAGTTTGCCAGCGACGCCAGACTCACGCCGCGCAGGGTTCCCGCGTTGGGTTTAGTGACGGTCACCTGTTCGATTTTCTGCTCACCTCGCAGGACGGGGTTATCGAGGATCACAATGTTTGAGTTTTCGGTTTCGGTGGTGGCAGTTTCGTTAATGTTTTCCATGATGTTGCTCTCTTTGAACGTGAGTAAGTGACCGGCCAGACTGGCTGACCGGTTAAGGGGTTACAGGCCAATCGCCCGGCGATGCTCAGCGAGACGGTCGACGCCGTCGACTTTCATCACCATGTTGACGACGTCAATCTCAATGACCTCTTTGCCGTCAATCGTGAGCTGGTAGTACGAGCACTCGGTCGCGATTTTGGTCGTGCCGCTTTCGCCCTGTTTGTTTTCGCCGCCGTCGTACTCCTTATGACGGCCACGCATGACCACCTCAACGGCAGAAATAGCGCCGGTGTCGTCGCGCTGGAAAGAGCCGGTGAAGCGCAGCGGCACGCTGTCCGCCCCCGGTGACGCGTACTGCGCCCACAGCTCAACGTCAGGCAGGCCGCCCAGCGTCCACTCAAGCGACAGCGCGTCGTCGTCGAGGCCGAGGTCAATCGACACCGAGCCCGGCATCCCGCCGCCGCGATATTTCTCAAGCTTGCGGGTCAGCTTTGGCAGGGTGACGGATTCAACGACGCCCATGTAGCTGAGACCGTCGTTAAACATGTTCAGGTATTTCAGTTTGCGTGGTAACGCCATGCTCTGGGCTCCTTAGCTGTTGACCGAGTCTGACAGGTCTGCCAGATAGGTATCGGTGATGCGCTGGCGCAGGGTCAGGTTTTCCAGCGGCGGGACGGGGGTGTAGTCGTAATCGATATACAGTTTCCCCGCTTTGAGGGTTTCCACGCTGTTTGACTCCGGGTCGTACCAGCAGGAGCCGTCAACGATATAGCCGTTGTTTTTCAGCTCGCGGAATTTGGCATTGATACCGGCAACGATGTCGCGGATAAGCGTTGCGGAAACGGGCTTATCCATCGCCCACGCGTGCGCTTCCGCCATCGTGTCGGCCAGCACCTGCGCCGTGCGGGTGTAGTTTTCAAACACGAATAACGGGTCATCTGAGCAGGTGCGGTTGCCCCAGAACTTAAAGCCGTCGTTACGGATGAGCGTTGTCACCCCGGCCTGATTCAGCAGGTTGGCGTCTGTGGCCTGCTCCTGCAAATCCCATGAGACCGAGGCGCTGACGCCGGTGACGCCATTCACGCCGACGTTAGAGAGCGTTTTGTGCCAGCCGATAGTCTGGTCGATTCTGGCACGCAGGCCGAGCGCGCGGGCGGTCGCCCATGCGGTCTGGGTTTCGTTTGTCGTGGTGTCCCATGCCAGAAAATCAGGGTGAATGACCATCAGCTCGCGCTGGCTGAAGTTTTCCCGATAGGCGATCGCTTCGGAAATGGTCTTGCAACCCCACGCGCTCACGTAGCCGAACGCGCGCAGGCTCTGACAGGTCGACGCAAGCGCGGTCGCCACTTCCTGCGTATCCAGTCCCGGCACGCCGAGAATGCGCGGCTTAACGCCGGTGACGGTTTTCGCCGTTAACAGCGCTTTCAGCCCGGTGTATTTGCCGTTTTCGTCGGTCGTGCCGATGATGTTGGAAATGGTTTCTTTCTGCGCCGCTTCCGGGTCTTCCGGGTCGTCGATACCGTCGGGAACGCGCACCACCACAATGACCGGCTTGCACTGGTCGGCGATGGCCTGCAGGGATTTTGACAGCGTGCCTTTTTTACCGGCTTTACCGATAGCTGTTTGCACACTGGTAATCAGCACCGGCTCGTTAAGTGGAAACGTCTTTTCGTCAGCATCGCTGGCCGTGCAGACCATGCCGATGATGGCCGTCGAGACGGTGGAAATGGTGCGCGTGCCATCGTTAATCTCGATGACCTCGACGCCGTGATGATAGTCGCCCATCTGTTTAACTCCGTGGTTAAGGGGTGCGACTATTTTCTGTTGTGTGCTGCGCGGGTGCGATGCAATGCCGTTGGGGGAGGGATAACACAACCAACAAAAAGCCCTCCGGTTGGAGGGCTCGGGTCAGGCTGGTTTTTCAGGCCATTCAATGTCCGGGGCTGTTTCGGTATCAACCCGGCTTAACAACACGCGGTATTTTTTCCACGCGAGCAAGAGCTGTTTTTCTTCCTCAGTCTCCAGCCCCAAATCGAAAGCATCCTGCAGGGGGAGTATTCTGGCGTTAGTTTCCGTCATCAGCACTGCTTTCGTTTCTTCCGCCAGCGCGACTAACTCCTCGACAGTTGGCTCCGGTGGGTCGGTTAAAATCGGGGTGCCCGCCTTATTTGCGGCGATCACTTTTCCGGTGGATTGCCCTTCAAGCAGAGAAAAATATAATTCTTCACTGATTTCTACTGCATCAGCCGGAATGGATTCATTCACTTCATCACAATAGAATCCCAGCTCTGATTCCGAAAAATAATAATTCATCGTTTATCTTCCTAATAACCAATCGCAAACCAGCATAACTGGCGATCTGTTGCGGCAGTATTTGACAGGGAATATTGTGATGCCGATTTAATAAATCCCGTCATTGAGTTTTCGCCAGCCGTTCGCTCGATGTTGTTTGATACCGTCAGCGATGCGCAACCAGTCGGAAACGAAACCGGGAAACTGAATGTCCGCGTGGTTGCCCCGCTAACGCTCTCAATCCCCCACTGAAATATCATTCCCGTATTGGAATCTTTAAACCATCCGCGCGACCCTCTCGATGCGGTATTGACCTTCTGGAAGGTGCTGTTAGCCAGTGACTTGGTATAAAAACGGTTATCGAAATTCTCATAGCTACCCGGCTTAATCTGGCCTCTCGCCTCCACATGCCCGCCACGGGTATCGACAAAGACCGTGACGCCCTCACTGCCGGTGAGGGTGCAATAGAATCCGATACCGTTCCATGATTTCAGCATCAGGTTATTACTGGAAAAACCTGCACTATCCTCGCCCTGATAAATCCCCGTTGCGTTCCTGATTTTCACGCCTTCAGAGAAAGCGACCTCTTTCAGGAAAGTGCCCCCCTTTGACGCTGAAACGGCATCGACTTCATCAGCCGTGGGCGGGTTATTTGAATCGTAAAGCTTAATCCAGCCCTGCCACTGGCCGTTAATTTTTGTCCGGTGGCGCAGGGGCTCTTCCGGGCTACCTGCACGCCAGCCAATCTGTCGACCAGTATTCTGGTCGTACTGGCAATGAATCAGCTCAGAGGCCTTATTCGCAACCGGGCCATGAACACCCTCGGCGCTCATTCTGAAAAAACCATTAAAATTGATATTATTAGCATCAGTCAGACTGACACCTGCCACCGCACCCACACCAAAGTCACCGACCTGTAAGACTCGCCCGTCGGTGGTATCTGTGCGGGAGGTGGTCGCATCTTTTTTAGCCGCCGTGCCCGCATCATCCAGATTCGAGGTTTTCAGGCTGATATCTTTGGTGCCGTCAAAATCCACACCTGCAATTTTTCGCGCGGTGGCGAGTTTATTTGCGGCTTCCGCTGTACCTTTAACTGGTAACGCGCCGACATCGTCAGCCGTGGGCTTATACCCCTCATGGTAGATAGCCTTGTCGTCATACTTCAGCTCGCCCGTATGCTTCAGTTGCAGAAACTTATTCGACGCACCGTTAGCGATATAAACATCAGAGTTACCCACCCCAAACGACACGCTGCCGATCGCGTTTTTAATTCCAAACCCGCCTGTCAGCCAGCCGCCCGCAAGCGGTAAACGGCTATTTGCATTATCGTTAGCCGCTTTAACTGCTTTTGGCGTCGCTGCGACGCTCTCAGACGCGCTGTCTACCGCGCTACTGAGCTGGACGATACCTTTTTGCGCCGTGGTGGCGTCCTGAGCCGTATATTTCCCTTTTGCAAGGTCATATGCCGCCTTTACCGCTTTCGGCGTTGCTGCGACGCTCTCAGACGTGCTGTCGGTCGCACTGCTTAACTGCGTGAAACCCTTTGCTGTGAGCGTGGCGTCAGGATGACGGCGGGACTGCTCATGCTCCGCGAGCTTGTCGTCAACGTAGTCCTGCGTTGCCATCACCATTGAGGTGTCAATCGTCAGCTCGACCGACTCGATATCGCTTACCATGATGACCATACGCACGGTCTGCGCACGGCCTGAGCCCTCTGCCAGCGCTGGCTTGTAGCTTTCGGCCATATTACCGACCGCAATCAGCGTGCCGGTATCATCATAAAGCCCCATTTCACGCATCCAGAAACCGCCGGTCTCCGGCGGGATAAGCAGCTCCGCCACGACATAATTTTTGTTTTTATTGTCCTGGCTGATTTTGTTCAGCGCGTGACGCCAGACCTCTTTGACGAGCTTTGTCTGGTTCGGGTCAGGCACCGGCAGCGTGCCGCCACCGTCGCCGATGGCCATCGCCGTAAAATTCACTTTTTTCCCGTTCGGGACGGTCGCTGCGGCCAGCTTAACTGCACCGGCTTTGGTGATGACCGTTTTGTATTTCACTGTCATTGTTCTCTCACTTATCCGGGATATACCGTGATGATGTCGCCGTCATAGGTCAGGGCTCCGGTGTAGAGGTTGCCGGGAATGTCCTGAATAATGGTCAGGCCGATAAGGTGGCGGCTGGCTGGTTTGGCATCCGCGATGAGCCGTTCCATTTCGTAATACATTTCTTCGGTGATGCCGGTCTCTAACACACCGATATCGAGGCGAAACGTGCCGGGCGGGTCGTTGGTTTCCCACCACTCAGACACGTTAATCAGGTAGCCGAGCGGCTCCACCACGCGACGCACCGCCCCAATCGTTCCTTTGTGCGCATGGATAAACCACGCCGCGCGGATCACATCCCGCTTTGTGGCCTCCGGCCAGTTCTCATCCCAGCGGTCAACGGAAAACGCCCACGCCAGCCACGGCAGCAGATTTGCCGGGCAGTTATCGGGGCTCCAGAGACGGCGCAGCGGAACGGGGGTATTTTCAATCTCAGCGCAGGCGCGCGCAGCCGCCACCTCAAGCGGCGACGAGCCCACCGGCAGCAGGCGGGTATCATTCATCGTTGCCCCCGATAGTCACGCTGTACTCGCTGCACCATGACGCCTGCGTGTCATCGAGCACGATGTCGGCCACCGGTTCGGCCAGCTCGACGCGCTGCACACCTTCGACGTGGAGCGCGGCATAAATCGCTGATTTGCGGATATCGCGCCCGAGCCGGTGCTGCGCGGTGATATACGCCTGCAGCTTAGTTTTCGCCGCACTGAGCACCGGCTCGCTTTCGGGACCGGGGTAAAGGTAAAGCGATGCGGTGATTTTATAGTCGACAATGTTCGCCGACTGCACGGTCACGCGGTCAGCGACCGGCCTGACGTCCTCATCGTTCAGCGCGGTGCGCACGATAGCGAGCACCTCGTCAGACGCCACGCCGTTATTTTCGCGGGACAGCACCGTCACGGTGACACACGCAGGCTCGGGACTGATGACCGAAATATCGGCGACCCGCCCGTCAGCGCTGCGGCCATGAAACTGATAGGAGCCGGTAGAGCCTGCGGTACTCAGCCCCTCAAAAGCCTGCTGAATGCGCAGCCGGTAGTCGGTGTCCGACTCCATCACGGCAGGCGTCGGCGGTAACGTGGTGTCGTCTGCAGGCGTGATAACAAGGCGCTCGACGTTGTAATTTCCGCCTATCTGGTCGAGGTCTGCGCCAGTGGCGTAGGCCAGCATGACCGCGCGCGCGGCCTCGTTGACGCGCTGTCGCCAGATAACTTCCCGATAGGCGTTTTCCTGCAGCAGCTTAACAATCGGCTCTGATTCGAGCGTCAGCGTGCGCGCGACGGCCTCCTGTTGTTCCTCGGGATAAAGCGAGACGAGCGTAGCCTTTCGCTCGCTCAGGATGGTTTCATAGTCCAGTTCTTCCACGACGTCAGGCGCGGCGAGCTGGCTCAGGTCAACAATTGCCATAGCGTTTAACTCAGTGGAATGGTGAGTGAAAAAGGCTGGCCGCCGGTTGAGCGGGTGCCGGTGATGTCGACATACAGCCCGCCGTCGGTCTCCGACCGTTCAAAGGTGATGGTCGAGAGATTTACGCGGGGCTCCCACTTCTGGATCGCGGAATAGCACGCGGCCATAATCTGCAGGCGCAGAGCCGGGGTCTGCGGCTGGTCAATCATTTGCGAAAGAAGCGAGCCGTATTCACGGCGCATGACGCGCGACCCAACCGGTGTGACCAGAATGTCGCGCACGCTTTGCCGGATATGCTCAACCTCAGAGATACTGAGGCCGGTCTGGCTGTTCATTCCCAGATAACGCACCGTCATTTGATGCCCTCCGTCCAGCTTCCGCCCCGTTCGACGCCGCCGTGCGCGTGGTTATCCACCTGCACGCCGTTTGATTTCAGTGTCCCGCCGGTGTGCTCGATATTCCCGCTCATCTTCCCGCCGTTCTTCACTTCGAGCGTGCCGGTCGTCAGCTTGTTGGTGCACACCACCTCCGGCGTATCGAGCGTGATGCGGGTCGAGGCTTTCACCAGTACCAGTGGCACGGTGGCCGTGATGGAGTCCGACGCGGTGATGTCGGCAGTTTTTATGCCTGACACGGTGAGCGCGCCGTTTTCGGGCTCGTACTCGATAACCGCACCGTCAGGAAAGGAAACATGAAGCGCATCAGGGGAGGCAGACGGCGTGGGGTGGTCATCCGAGAAAATGCCGGGCAGTACAAACGCCGTATCGAGCTCGCCGCCAACAGCCAGCAAAAGCACCTGCTCGTCAACGGATGGAGCCCACCATACGCGCGAGCGACCGGCGCGGCAGGTCAGCCAGTTCAGCCAGGTGGTTTCCATGCCGCCGGTCTGGACACGACAAAGTCCCTCGTCGAGGTCGACGTCTGTCACGATACCGGTGCGGATGAGGTTGCGGATCGCGCGTGCGATTTCCTGCAGAGAATTTAGATTATTCATGGGGAAAGGATGCCGCCGGGCGAGGCCAGCGGCAATGGAGCGGTGTTTTGTGGTTGTTGTGACAACGCTCAGAGAGAAAGGTGTTTAATTATCAGAGTCTCGACGAGCTGTTTATCTTCCCGGCTGAATCCGAGTAGCTGGCGCGCTGCATACTGTACGTCGCGGCTGTGCGGGTTAGGGCGGTCTTTAAGCCCGAGCTGATGGACACGCGCGATGCGCTGCACTTTGCCGGTAAATTCCACCACCGCGCTGTTTTCACGGCCAGTGGCTTTCATGTACCGGTTTGTCCTGAGCTTCTGGAACATCGCCCGTTTAATCCGTCCGGTCTTAGCCCTGAGCGGCTGACGCTTTCGCGCCTGATACGGCGAGCCGTCCGGGGCTTTCTGCAGCTTGATACGTTGCTGTTGCGACTTGCGCAGCTCCTTCGCTATCTCTCCGGCCAGCTTGCGGCGCGCAGCGGGTGACAGGGCAGCAATCAGACCGTTGAGCCGGTCGTCAAAGGGCTTAAATTCACTCATCCCATTTGCTCACCAGTTCGCCATTGATATAGAGCTCTTTTGGCCGGGTGACGGGCTCCGGCAGCGGCGGCTCAGGGGCATAGCTTACGTGCAGCGCGCCATTTTCCTCTTTGATGAGGGTTCGCTCGGTGAGCTGCAGGCTGATGCTGATATCGACGCTGTCCCCGTCGTTCAAATCCATCTGGAAACGGTAGCCCTTTTTGCGGCCGTCATCGAGCGTGCAGATATCCGGCTGGTTTTCCCTGAGCCATGCGGCCACCGGCACGAAAATCAAATCAGGGTCGCCCACAAAGTCACACACGATCACATTTAGTGTGTAAATTTTCTCATGTGAGAGCGAGGCCGCGAGCCGCGCATCGATATTCCCCTCATCTGCAAAGATGCGCATCATTTCGGGGTTTGTTTCAAGCTGCGGAACGGCTTTAATCAGCGCTTCGCGCAGGCTGCGTGCTTTCTTCATCGAGTTTATCCTGACAGTCTTTGATGGTTTCTACCTGCAGCGCGCAGGCGGCCAGCGCGTGCTCAAGCCTGCGAATATCGGCGCTCAGATCGCCATTAGTGGCCGGGTCGCTTCCCGGCATCGGGCAATAGCTCACCTTCGGGCAGGCGCTGTAAACAATGACCGGCGGAGGCGCAGGCGGTGCGGGTGTGCAGCCGACGCACAACATCAGGCAGCTCAGCGCTATACCAGCGGCGCAGGGTTTCATTCTCATTTATCAGCCTCGTAATGGTTTCTTCACGCCGCACGGCCATTGCACCGGCGGCCAGCAGTTCGCCGCGTAAACTGACCTGCGCGGTTTCATTTCGCCTGGCAATTCCCTGCGAAACGGAAAGCTGATTTTTCAGCATTACGATCGCGGTTTTTTGTTCGGTCGCGACCCTGTTCGCCCGTTCAAAGGAGCGCGTCAGGTTGCCGTTTTCATGACGCTGCCAGAGCACAAGCGCCATCAGCGCGGCCAGTAAAAACAACATCAGTTTCATTCAATCCCCCTGAGGCAGTAAGCACGCTCGCGCGCGCGGCGATTTTCCAGTCCTTTGTTAATTTCGCCGTTCACGTAAACCCAGCGTGGGAGCTGGTCGCACACCTGCCACCATCGATGACGTTTGATATACGAGACCAGCGTCGACCGGCAGGCCGCGCCGGTTCCCACGTTGAATGAGAAGCTGACCAGCGCGTCGTAAATGTGCTGCGGCATTTCCACCGGCACGCAGACAGCAAGACGTTTCTCGACGTTCAGCACATCCGCGACGAGGTTCGCCGCCGCCTGCCGTTCGGTGATTTCTCCCTTCGGCACGACGCCTGCAGTGTGGCCGATGCCTGACGTCCACACTCCCGCGCTGCACTGGTAAGGCGTCAGGCGACAACCTTCGAGGTCGGCAATCAGCGCCAGCCCCTCGGGCGAGGTGTTAAGCAGACGAAAGTCAGGCATCAGCGCTGCCAGCGCCAGCACGGCGGCCACACTGCAACGTTTAACGATTGATTTCACGAATAGCCCCCTTATCGAGTCCGAGAGACGTCAGATAGAGATAGGTTTTGCGCTTAAACCAGTAGTTCGTCAGCGCGGTAAAAATGGCGCATCCGCCGCCCACGTAAAGCGCCATCTTTTCGGGTGACATCGCCCCGAGATACGCCAGCCCCACGGCCAGCCAGTAGGCGATAAACGTGGTGATTTTTTCCATACTCAGTCCCATAGATTCACCGTTTCGGTTCTGGCCGCGCTCTCGGTCTCGGGCAGCTCTATTGCCGTGCCGTGCGGCAGGATCACACCGAGCTCAGACAGGCCGGGATTCGCTTCCAGCACGGTTTCGACCACGCCCTCAGTGCGCCCGTAGTACCGGGCGCAAATCGCGTCGAGGGTGTCACCCTGCAGCGCATAGGCTTTCATCAGATTTGCCCCACGATGCAGCGCGCTTTGTCCTGGATACGCGCCACAGACCAGCGCATATCCCGCCACATTTCATCGATAGTGCTGTCGATGCTGTCGGCCTTTTTGTCGCCTTTGGCGGTTGCATCCACGCCGCGAAAACGCTCATAAAGCGTGGCGGTCGTCATGGCACACACAGCATTGAAATAGTGGAAAACCCGCACGCTCTCGCCGTCGAGCTCGTCGCTTGGGACTTCGGCCAGCGTCGCGTGACCGGCTTCGAGCTGACGCTCGCGCCACTCGCCCAGCTCCGCGTTAGTCTCCGCGATGGCGGTCTTAATCGCCCGGCGCAGGCGAACGGGGGAAACGGTCTGCTCCAGTCGCATTTCTTCCCGCACGCGCTTCGGATCAACGTCAGGAAAAAACGGGGTGTTTTTGATTACCGGCTCGCTCACGCCCGGTGGCGGTATCACCACGCCCGGCACATCCTGCGGCTCTTTTTTTGGCTCAATAATCAGCGTCGTCATGACAACCTCGGGTAATGGGTGGGCGGTGGACGCCGGTCGCAGTCAGGGCAATTGATACCCGCATTGACCGGCGTGCCGCCCGGCTCGGGGAGCGCTCGGTTAACCTGCGGCTTTTGCCGCCTTTGGTGGACGCCCGCGCCGTGCCGCCGGTTTAGCGGCGACTTTGCGCGTGCGCGGTTGAGTCGTTTTGGTTTTCGGTGCCGGTTCGGGTTTTGGCCTGAGCTGGCGCTCTAGCTGCTCGATATCCTTTTTCACCCCGATAGTGCTTTCTAACTGGATCGCACGCTGCAGGTGCGCCAGCGCGTCCGGCAGTTGCTCCGCATCACGCAACACATAGCCGGTGATTTTGTGCAGCTTCGCACGCACGATATCGGGCATATCCGCGCGCTCGGTCAGCGCGATAGTGTCGAGCAGGTTCGCCAGCTCGACCGGTTGTTTTGCCGTCAGCAGGCGTTGCGCGGCGAGCGCGACTTCTTCGGCCAGCAGGCAGGGCGTCGGGCGGCGACCGACCGGCATGGTGAGGCCGTAGGTCATGGCGTAACGGGCTATTTCCAGCGCCCCGGCGATATCGTCAGCATCGAGACGCCAGAGCATCACCGTCATGACGATGTCATCCTGCGCCCCTTTGCCGTTTTCGAGGACGCCAGCCACCCACGGCAGGTAGAACGGCAGCAGCTCGCGCTTTTTCGCGGCTTTGCGCTCTTTAGAGCTGATTTGTTTTAGCGTGCGGTTGTCTGCGGCCAGCTTAACGAGCATCTGCTCATAGGCAGTTGCATTGCGCAGCGGGACAGCAGCCCGCTGCGCAGTTTCAGAGGCCGAGACCCGCATCATGTGACGCGCTGCGGGACTCGTCATGGCTTACTCTCCGCCTTCGTTATTTGCAGGCGCGGAAGCGCTTTCCGGCGCTGCCGGTGGGGTAAAGTCACCGAGCTTGATGTTTTCAATCAGGCAACCGGCGGCGTAAGCCTCGACCACATAGTCAATATTCATTGACTCGTAGTTTTCTACGCGGTCTTTTTTCGGTTCTTCGATGATGGCGCGACGGTGGGCGTCATCCATGAAGTAGATAGACAGGTTATCGAGACGCGTGACCATCAGTCCATCTGCCGGGAAGTAAGGCACGCGCACGGCTGGCAGGTTGCCGATTCGCTTCTGGCTGATGATGATGTCAGCGGCCAGCGATTCGGTGTTTGCCTGCTCCTGATTGACGATAGGGAAATATTTATCCGCCATCAGCTTACGCCCGGTGATGACAACCAGCTCCGGGTCATCCTGATAAATCTCGTCAATCAGGTTGCCGGTGGCATCCATGACCAGCGCGTCGAGGTTCGCATAGTCGCCGTTTTTGCCCACGCGGATCACGTCGGAAATGACCTTGCCGTCCTCGTCGGTGACTTTCGACATCACGCGCGCTGGCGCTTCATTACGGTACTTCTGCAGCCAGCCGGTCGCCACGTCCTGCAGCATCGGATTCTTTTTGCGGTCGGACGTCGCCGCGCGCTCGATGCCGTTGAAACCGGCCATGATGAAATCGAGCGACTGGCGCTTGATAATCGCGTCACGAATACGGGTCTGGAAGTCCTGGAATCGCGCCCACAGGTCGAGCTGTTTGTAGCGGATATGGAAGTCAAAGTTAATCTGGGCGCACTCGTATTTATTCGACTCCAGCGCGGTAAAGTCAGCGGTCTTACGCTCGTCATCACCGGCGGTGTCGGTAGTGCTCGCAATTGTGCCGTTAACACCGACCCCGACCTTTTCGCCTTTCAGCTCGTCGACCGGCACGATGTTGATTTTGGTCAGAAACGCGGATGACATCTGCAGGGTCGTCATCAGGGTTTGCGTGACCGACGGCTCGACGGTGAATTTCTTCGCCACGTCATCGGTAGAAACGCCGTTCAGCTCCGCGACGCGGGACAGGTAGGCATTAAATTTGAAGCGGGTATCTTTACGCATGGTTTTTCCTGTTCGGGTAAAAGGGTTCAGGCCGGGCAGCACGCCCGGCGTGTTATCAGCAGTTGGTCAGCAGCTCGTCGCCCGTACCGCCTTTTGAAAGCTCGCGTCGCGGCTGGCGCTGGCTTTCGGTGTTATCGAGGGAGCTTTTGAGGTCGTTAAACGCCTGCGCGTTTTCTTCGGCCTTGCTGGTCACGTCCTGCTTAAGCTGCGCCAGTTCGGTCTCCAGCTCGGTGACGCGCTGGTCGGTGGCAGTGAGGTTGGTCTGCACCAGCTCGGTGACGGTGGTCACAGCCTCATGCACATCGGCGAGACGCGCGTCATCGCTGGCCTGCTTACGGCCAAAAATGGCTCTCACCTTATCGGTCAGACTGTTGAGCATGGTGTCGGGAACGTCCTCAAATTCCAGCTCAGCCAGTGAGGCCACAGAGAAAACGTCGTCCGGCTGGTCTTTTTTACCGGCGAGCGGGTTCTGCGCGGCGCGGCTGCAGAATTCGAGGTATTCAGTGCCGAGGCTTGCCGGGTCATCGGTGACGGCAAGGCCAACGAGGTAGCATTTGCCGCTGTTTGAGAAGTTCGGGCGGATCTCCATTGAGGTGTAAACCTTCTGCCCGGCGCGCACCATGCTGACCAGTTCGTCAAGCGGGGCAATTTTGGCAAACAGCGCCTTTTTGCCGTTAAGCGCAGAGTCATCGCTGATAATCTCCGCCTTGAGCTCGGTCACATCGCCATAGCGTTTAAACGGGCTGTCAGGTAACAGGCTTTTGATATGTTCGAGGTTAATGCGGCAGCCGTAGACGCGCGGGTCGAACGTGTCGGCCATATCCTGAATATCATCGCCGCTGATGACACGGCCATCGCAGGTGTCACCCTCGACGCCGATGCGAAACCATTTAGAGACTTTCTTTGCCATTGTTCAGGTGTCCTGATGTTGGGTTTTCTGGTCGGGGTTAGTTTCCCGACTCTGACCCGTATCAGCTACCGCTTGCGCTCCTGTTAGATCTGACACAACAGGCACTTAGCGCGAATAACCCCCCATTTCCTTAGCCTTGCCACGTAACACCAAAAACGAGGCAAGCATGACCATTTCAACAGACCTTTCACTTCTCAATGACCCGCGACGACAGGCTCGCCTTTTGTACTGGCAGGGGTTCGCCGTGCCGCAAATCTGCGACATGCTGCAGCTCAAGCGCCCGACCGTGCAGAGCTGGAAACAGCGCGATGGATGGGAAGAAACCGCGCCGATTAACCGCGTGGAATCGACGTTAGAGGCGCGGCTTATTCAGCTCTACGCAAAGCCAGACCTGACCGCGCATGACTTCAAAGTCGCTGATTTTCTGTCGCGCCAGATGGAGCGGCTCGCGCGCGTTAACCGCTACGGCCAGACCGGAAACGAGGTGGATTTAAACCCTAATATCGCCAGCCGCAACAAAGGGGATCGCAAAAAGCCGAAACGCAATTTCTTCAGTGAGGAAGCGATAGAAAAGCTGGAAGAGATTTTCTTCGACCAGTCGTTTGAGTATCAGCTCCGCTGGCATAAAGCGGGGTTAGAGCACCGCATCCGCCACATCCTGAAATCGCGACAGATTGGCGCGACGTTCTACTTTGCGCGCGAGTCACTTCTGCGCGCGCTTAAGACCGGGCAGAACCAGATATTTTTGTCGGCCAGTAAAACGCAGGCTTACGTGTTCCGTAAGTACATCATCGCCTTTGCCCGTCTGGTTGACGTCGACCTGTCAGGCGACCCGATCGTCATCGGCAACAATGGGGCTGAGCTGATTTTTCTCGGTACCAATTCCAACACCGCGCAGAGCCACAACGGCGACCTGTACGTCGATGAAATTTTCTGGATCCCCAATTTTCAGAAGCTGCGCAAAGTCGCCTCGGGTATGGCCTCGCAGTCACACCTGCGCACCACCTATTTTTCGACCCCGTCCACGCTGGCGCATGGCGCTTACCCGTTCTGGTCAGGCGAGCTGTTTAACCGTGGCCGCAGCAACCGCGACGAACGTGTCGACATTGATATCAGTCATCAGGCGCTTGCCGGTGGCATGTTATGCGGTGACGGCCAGTGGCGGCAGATTGTCACCATTGAGGACGCGCTCGCCGGTGGCTGCACCCTGTTCAACCTCGACCAGCTTAAGCAGGAAAACAGCGCGGATGACTTCCGTAACCTCTTTATGTGCGAGTTCGTCGACGATAAGGCGTCTGTATTCCCGTTCGAGGAGCTGCAGCGCTGCATGGTCGATGCGATGGAAGAATGGGAGGACTTCGAGCCGTTCGCCGACCGTCCGTTTAACTGGCGACCTGTCTGGATTGGCTATGACCCGTCACACACCGGCGACAGCGCCGGGTGCGCGGTACTGGCTCCGCCGCTGGTTGCCGGTGGCAAGTTCCGCATCCTTGAGCGTCACCAGTGGAAAGGCATGGACTTTGCCGCGCAGGCCGAGGCCATCCGGGCGCTGACCGAGAAATACACCGTTGACTATATCGGCATCGATGCGACCGGCATCGGCCAGGGTGTTTACCAGCTCGTGCGCTCGTTCTTCCCGGCGGCACGCGCCATCCGCTACACGCCGGAAATGAAAACCGCAATGGTGCTGAAAGCGAAAGACACCATCAGGCGCGGGTGTCTGGAATATGACGCCGGTGCGACCGACATCACGCAGTCATTTATGGCAATCCGCAAAACCATGACCAGCAGCGGCCGCAGCACCACCTATGAAGCCAGCCGCAGCGAGGAAGCCAGCCACGCGGATGTCGCGTGGGCGACCATGCATGTGCTGGTAAACGAGCCGCTTTCCGCCGGAAGCGGTATGGAAGCAACTACAATTCTGGATATTAACTACTGATGAAAAAACGCCAAAACAAACAGCCAAAACAGACCAAAATGACCGCCAGCGCGCCGCAGAAAATGGAAGCGTTCACCTTTGGTGAGCCGTCACCCGTTCTGGATCGCCGCGACATTCTCGACTATGTCGAATGCATCAATAATGGCAAATGGTACGAGCCGCCGGTCAACTTCTCGGGACTGGCAAAAAGCCTGCGCGCCGCCGTGCACCACAGCTCCCCGATTTACGTCAAGCGCAACATTCTGGCCAGCACCTTTATCCCGCACCCGTTGCTGTCTCGTCAGGACTTCAGCCGCCTTGTGCTTGATTATCTGGTGTTTGCCAACGGCTATCTTGAAAAGCGCATGAGTGTGACCGGCCAGCTTTTTAAACTGGAAACTTCTCCGGCCAAATACACTCGCCGGGGAGTAGAGGAGGGGGTTTACTGGTACGTGTCGGACTACACGCACCCGCACCAGTTCGCACCCGGTTCGGTGTGCCATCTGCTTGAGCCCGATATCAATCAGGAGCTTTACGGTATGCCGGAATACCTGAGCGCGCTCAATTCCGCCTGGCTGAATGAGTCCGCCACGCTGTATCGCCGCAAGTATTACCAGAACGGCGCACACGCGGGGTACATCATGTATGTGACAGACGCAGCTCAAAACAGCACAGACATTGAAGCAATTCGAAAAGCCATGGCTAACTCGAAGGGAATGGGAAATTTTAAAAACATTTTCCTCCATGCTCCTAACGGTAAACCGGACGGCATCAAGATTATCCCGCTGAGTGAAGTCGCCACGAAGGATGATTTTTTTAACATCAAGAAGGTGAGCGCCGCTGACCTGCTCGATGCGCACCGCGTGCCGTTCCAGCTCATGGGCGGCAAGCCTGAAAATATCGGCTCGATGGGCGATATCGAGAAGGTTGCACGGGTATTTGTGCGTAACGAGCTGACGCCGCTGCAGGAGCGTTTCAAAGAAATCAATGAATGGCTCGGTATGGAGGTGATCCGCTTTAAAGATTACAACATCGAGACCGAGTAACCCCGCCCAAAATGCCGCCTTCGGGCGGCATACTCTCAGACCTCACCAGACGCCGCACACGCGACGTAACCCCGCAACAGTCTCTCGATTCAACCTCACCACTCAGCGCACCACCACGAGGCGCACAGACGCGCAAAAATAAATCCTGTCACCACGCCCGGCGCGCAGTGCTATCCCCGCCTCGCCTGCGCGCTTAACGGCTCGATTTTAATGCAGGTGCATCAGGAGCCTCGAGCCGCGCCAGAGCTGGCGCTGGCTCACAAATTCTGGAATCAAATACGCATGCAATTTAATGCAAGATAATGCATTCAAATTGAGTTTATGATACTGATCGGTCAGTCATGCCTTCATTCTTAGGTTTGATATGGCACAGGCTACCTTGTAACAATTAGGGATTTATCAAAAAGGTGACTACCCATGGCAGGTGAAACTCAAAATATTTCAGCAATGGCGGAAAAGATATCTTCCGATTTATTTAAGTGGTTCAAATGGGAGCTTGTTGGGGTAACCAATGAAAACTTTCAGTGTTTGAAGTCGACGCAACATAAAACAAAGTCTGGAACACACCCGACTGATGTTGTTTTTTCCTATAAGGATCCATACTTAAATCGGACGATTTTTTTAAATACAGATTTAAAAAGTTATGTAAAAGGGTCGATAACAGCAACCTCAATGCGAAACGCATTGGTCTCATTGGCTAACTCTATTGATTGCGCAGAAGGTAGCAAGGAATGGAAGGATAGATACTCTTATCAAAGTGGTTCTTCTGAGGTTAGAGGAATGCTCTTTGTATATAATCATGATGGTGAGTTTGACAGATCATTCTATGATGTGTTTTACCAGTCGTATAATGCAGAAACTGATAAAACAAAACGCGGTATTAATCTTGATAATATCCCTCTAAAACAAGGTCAGAAGATTCATATTATTGAACCGAGAACTATAAATTATTTACAGTCAATAATTACGGACTTGTCTCAACTTAGTCACAATCGAGAATTTCCTTTAGGTAAAAATTACCAGTTCTTTTACCCAGACCTATCACTTCATAAAGTTAGCGGATCACCTGAAGAACACCCAGCAACAGTAGAGTTGTTAACAGGGCCTTTTTTGATAATTAAACACAACGATGTTAAACATTGTGATGAAGAAACTTTAGAGTGGAAAACAACCTATAAGCATGGTTATGTTATTTATTACAATGGCGAGGGTAATAATGAATTAGAGTTTGTTTATATTCTTGATACGCTATCAAAATACCAACTCTTGGATGGAAACGAAAAGATAAGAATTAGAATTGTACATCCAAGCATTTATAAAGATGTTCGCAGCATTTTTATGCGTGCTAAGGAAACATACTGTAGAGAATGGGGCTTCGATGAACATAAAAAAACCATCATTGATGCCATTGATTTTCACCAAGTTGAATTTACAAAACCTCACTTCAGTTCTGTTGAGATTGGTTGGGAGCGATAAGTATGAAAATCGGTTTGTATAGCGTTAATGACAAAGCTATGTTTGATGCTCTCAATCAAACAAAGGTGACTCATGAAGACATGAAAAGCCTTTTTTTCAAAAGAGGCACTATTATTTCTAAGGATACAAAACGGAAGACTCTAGCTTTGGATTTTTCGAAGAACTTCCACGGCTATTATGACTTTGAATATTTATCAGAAATTCTTGGATCCGTAGGGAGAAGAGAGAAAGTATCAATTAATATTGTCAACAGTGCAATTAGTTTAAGTGATATGGAAGTCACAATAAAATCTATATGTGAAGAATTACAAAAAGAGGGGGATGTAACAAATATCAATTACACCGAGAAAGGATTTGAGGTGTCAGTAAAATATGTGAAGCTGGATTTTAAAATGAGCGAGTTTCGCCAATCCTCATCTCGTGAGGCTAAAATACAAGTAGAGTTGAATGATGAGGGAGAGTATATTACGCGCTTCCCTCAGAATGCCAAGGCACATGAGTTTAATGAACTTTTGATTAAAAAAATAAAAGAAACTAATAATGATGAGCCTGTAAGTCTTGAAGAGATATCGCTTGAAACGGTCAAAGATTCAAATGAACGTAGTCGTTTCTTTAAAGAACTGATCGTTAGTATGCCAAATTACAAATGTGTCGATGTGTCAGATGTTTATGTTACCCACCCAGTATTAGAGGTTAAAAAACCATCTGAATCTGAAGATGATGAAGATGACTCGGATGAAGATGATGATGCTGTGATAGACACTGGTTATCATATTTCAAAGGCATCATTGAAAGGAAGGGGTGTCCTTGAATCACCAGAACTGGAAGAGTTATTAGGTAATGGGTTTTACATTACAAAGATAATATGGAGTTCGGTAGTCGAAGGTTTTAAAGACTCCGATAAGTATGAATTCGAAGCCCAGTTTGTGGATCCGGATAAATGTAAGCTGTTTTCTTATCTCGTTCGTGGATGTTATAAATATAAAAAAGTAAATGTGTTTACTAATCGTCAAAATGTGGATAAGGAAAAAGAAAATGTGCTATTATTATCAATAGAAAAAACGGCTCGAGAAATCTCTAATAGAATAATATCTTTAAATACTCTCGAGGTAGTCACTGAAAAATAAAAGGAGTTGTTATGAAAACAAAATGGTTTACTGCCAACTTCCCTGCCGGTCTCGATAGGTTATACCAGGCCATCATAAACACGCCTTTTGACAGTGACAAAGGTTGGGGGTTTAGTATTCTTTCATATGAGGATAAGTATATATCCTCAAAATATATTGAAAGGGTTGAGGTAAGCGAAGTAATCATAGACCCCTATGGTAATGAAACTGAGTTTAATCATTTCAAATATGTGCAGTTTAACTTTTGGTTTTTTAAAGCTCAAGGCGGTAACTTCATTTTAATAATTGATTCTCCGCCTAGAAGTATCAAGGGTTTTATCTCCAATGTGATTAAGGCAACTGAATCCGATTTTAATGTTTCTTATCTTGTGATTCGAATTGATGAGTTTATAAAATTTATCACACCTCACTTCGAAAAGGTTCAGGTGCACAAGGCCAAATTAAAGGATTTGACTTTTAGTAAAAATACATCTGGCATTTTAGAGCTTGAGTCTTCAAATGACGCGATTGATGAGATGAGGAATATTTTTAAAAATGCAAAATTCACGATTGATAAAGTTAAATTGAGTGTTAAATCTAACACCGGCAATGAAACATTGGAAGTGAATTCTAATGGTTCTCTTAGCTTCTCAGAGGAACTTTTTGATAAGATATTCTCTGCAGTTGAGCGTTTCACTTTCTAAGATAGAGTTGAAAAGCACTCTTAGTAAAATAAGGGTGCTTTTCATTTTAACTTTAATATTTTTTCGAAATCCGAAAGTGTTCGCGAGATTTCTTACCTCGTATTCATTTTGATTAGCGAGTTTTTATCAAGGTCAATGCTCTTATAGGTATCGAAACCTGATCCCGCATGTAATACCCGGAGCTTAAAATCTATTCGGCTTGATAGAAAATATCCGGGTCATCCTCAGCACTTTCCCTGTTCGCCAAATCAGCAATAAGAGTGAGTGCGAGCTTAAGGTCTGACGGTTTGCAATTTGCAATCAGAGACACCTCTGCAATGAATTGCACACAAGCCCACTTTTGCTGAGTTCGGCTGAAATGTTCGCCAACCATGAAATCCCTCCGATAATGATTGCTGTATATACATACAGTATCACGTATTGGCAAAAGATGGGAAGAGAAAAAAATCGTGAGAGTACTGTATGTGCATGATATGGATGAATATTAACTACCATTTTTTGTTACCGCTCCGGCTAAAGCCGCAACGCGACTGAGAATCCGCCTGGCTTGAGCCTGTTGTGAAGGCGCTGCGGAAAATACCTCTCCTTTAGCCGTTCCGCGCAACCATTTACCGTTAAAGCAACTCTTACCACCTGCCATAAGGTGCAGGGCTTCGCCCCGGCTGATGGTGATACCGGTAGTGAGGTGTATCTCGTCGATAGTTTTCGATAAAGCTTCTTTTTGTTCGTCCGTTCCGTGGATGAATTTTCGACGTGTTGATGGTTTTTGGTTCCTGAGTCGGTTCGCCAGCTCTCGTCTTTCACGCCGACTCAGGGGTTTTGTTAAATCCAGTATCGGCGGATCGCTTTCGCTTCCCGTACAGTTATTGACAGAACTCCGAGAGGGCGCAGGAGCGCCCTTAACGTCAACGGCCAAATCAACGGCACGCTTCGGTACAATTTTCCACTGTGTTAACCGGGTTAAAATCGGGGTGCCAGCACCGACAGCAGAATCGTAGACGCCACGAATGCATACGGTTTCCTCACCATATTGGTTAAACTCGGCGCGAGGTTCATACAGCGTGCGCACCTGCAAATCATCGCGGCGAACAAACGGACCTCCCTGCGCATTAACGTAACCAGCCCAGTCACCCGCGTCGGCGGCATTATGGACGGCTGCAAACTCAACACTCAGACCGTGCGCAGTCTCGGTATCAGCAAGACGACGCAATTCACGGTAGACAGTCACCGGCGCACCGCCGATAAACTGAAACTGACGGATGTGCCAGCGCGCCGCCCACGCTGAAACAGCGGGGGCTGTCTCTTTCAGCAGCTCACCGCTTTCGTCATCGGTTTCACCATCAAGAGCATAACCGTCAATATTTTTTGAAATATATTTAGCTACATAGCCGGTGGCGCTGCCTTTTTCAGGGTCAATGGCCTCGGCGTGAAAGCGTGCCTTTTTGGCTTTATCGCTTCTAAGTTCGTGATGGTCTTCCTCCCACGCATAATCGCGAATGATGAGGCGCACACGCTCGACTTCTTCCGGCAGCATGAACATAAGCATGTGCCAGTGTGGCGTACCATCGTGATGAGGTTCGGCAACACGTATGCCGAAAATGCGGATTTCTTCCCGGTGCAACTTGGCACGTATGCGCGCCCAAAGGCTGGTGAGATAACTTTGTGTGTCTGACGGGCTGGCTCCGTTCCATTTGCTGTTACGGTAGCCTGCTTTAGTTGTGGCGTGATATTTAGACGGCGCGGTCAGGGTGTAAAACTCCCCGACATAACCGAGTTCATTGCAGATATTTTCAAACCCACGGATGCGGGTCATCAGCTCGCAGCGTCGTATCGCAGGGTTAGCGACAGAACCGTCGTATTTTTCAATCAAGCTGATGCGGTTGCCGTCTTCGTCTTCGAGATCCAGCCCCTTGAGAAATTCACGGGTGCGGCGCTTTTGCTCGCGCCAGTCTGTCACGCAATTTTTACTCGCGTAGGCGTGGCGTTTCTTGCTGACGTTGCCGACTGCAATTTGCAGATGTTCGCGCCATGACGCCGCTATACGTCGCAGACGGCCACGCCACCAAACCTCATTAAACATGCGCATTACTGCCGGTGCGATTTCATCCTGACCGACATACTTTTTTGTCACGCGCTCCCAATGCGGCGGGGTAACGTTAAATTGCATTGAAATAAAACCGGCGCGCATATACCAGGTATACAGGGTTCTAAGCTCGCTAACCCCGTCGTCATCAATGTCAGCCAGTTCAGCGCGAATGAAATTAGCGATATCAGCGGCCAGCAGGTCAATATCGGCACGCGACATATCAGGGAGCCGGTTGTATCTGGCAACCATATTGACCATGCGTGACGCCAGATATTGCATGATATCAGTATCGAAATGACCACCGAAAACAACGGCTGATACCTTATTGTCGATACCCACGCACTCGTATTTTTTTGCGACCAGTTCAAGACGCGGCAATGCCTTTTTGCAAAAACTAATTAAAAAGGCATTGGCTCGTTGACTGCCCTGATTTTGCTCCAGTACCGCAGCGGTGCGATAAACATCAAAACGCACACATTCTGGTTGCAGTGAAAGCACCTTTCTTGCATGCAGCAAAGCCGCGAACATACGATCGCGGCGATGCTGTTGGTCATAGGTAAGGTATGGGCTGGCTATTGCTGGCCGTGGAGCATTCCACGGGTAAGCGTAAGAAATCCCCACTATCACCCCTTCACGGAAACTGACTGGTCATATTCCCACACCCCATCAGGAGCAATTAAAGCTCCCTGAGAAATGCCCGTTTTAGGGTCACGAAAAACAGCCAGTCCGACAGGGTGTAGAATCTCTTTGTTAATGCGAATGAGAAGACCGCGAGCACTTAATTCATTCCATGACACCCACTCGCAACCACCAATTTTCTCGACAGGTTTTAAAATTCCAAATGCTTCATTGCATAGTTCACCGATGCGTTCAATTTCATCAGCCATGGCTTTGATGGATTGAATTTCTGAGTTATGTATTTGGTGATGAATCATCCCGGAAATAAGCTGATTAATTTTCGGGTAATAGCCGATAGTGTCGAGCCATTCCTCGCCAGCTTTTTTACCAGACTTAACGACTTTTTTTTCATTCAGGATGAATTGATACTGGTCGCTGGTAATAACCCATTTGTCGCCTACTTCAATACGAATCGCCATTTAAACGCCCCTGTAATGTTTGTGTTTGAGCTCAGTGATTTGCTGACAGGTCACGCAAAATGCCACGCCCGGAATCGCGATGCGGCGAGCTTCCGGGATTGGTGCGTCACATTCCTGGCAGAGGAAACAAGATGGCGCAGCGATACGGCTGCGCGCGTTGCTTATAAGGCGCTCGCGTTCTGCTTGCTCGCGCTGTTGTGCTAAATCCATTGCGTCGGCCATTAATGCAGCTCCTGAGATTCATTTTCATAGCGGGTGGCTTCACGGCGCAGAAGTTCTGCCGCTTCAATCCCGTTTAAGCCTTTGTTTGCGATGTGTGTTGCCAGCGCCTCAAGACGAATGGAAACGGCCAGAGCTCGGTCTTTACGCTCTTCTTTTTTTGCATCGGTCAGCAGCACGGCCAGTGCATCGCTATCGGTGTGAAAGCTGCGGGTTTCGGTATTACGCATAATTGACTCTCCTGATTTCGGGCAATAAGAAGCCCGGCGGGTTTACGCCATCAAATTTCTGTTTGCATTAATTCGGCATGGTTAGCCGTTTTGGAAATAAACTCACCACTGCACGAAAATGATTCATCGCTGTAATCAATGCTTTTTTCTCGTCAGTAGTCAGCTCACTTAATTCGAGCTCATGACGAGCCGCCGGTATTTTTGCCAGAAAGAAAATAGCGGCCAGCGCCCGAGTATTTTCTTCAAATTGTGGATCGCGTTTATCGCGCATATCATCGACAAAACGCTCAACCTCTTTCCAGCTATCACCCCAATATCTCGCACGTAATTCCGCTACGTGGTTGAGACCAGCCAGACGCTCGCCTGCCTTTAGCGGAACATTCGCGGAAACAGCTTCGATAGCCATGATTCCCCCTGTTTTTTGGTGGTCAGGCCAGCCAGTAAATCAGCCTGTGAGCGGCTCGGGTGCCAGCGCTTGCCGTCTTTACCAATAATCCAGCCGTGGCCGCAGTGCATGCCGGGGCTTTGCTTAACGAGCAAAGACGCGAATGACGGTTCATTTTTCAGCATGAGCACCTCAAATCAGACCGAATGACGCGCCAATACCGCTCATGGTATCGACCACACTCGTCATTGCTGGATTAGTCTGCAAACGTGCATGCAGCGCCAGTGCCGACAAAGACAACATGCGAATACCAGAGTTAACGCTTTCAATCATGGTGTGCCTACGGGCAGAGGTCAGTCGCTCATCAGAGACCGCGCCGCTCGCCAGTTCGCCCAGCTCACGCATAGCACGCATGACGTAAGACTGCAGTTTGTCTTTTGCCAGTTCATTGACCGGCACACATGGCAGACAATGAATCTGCGCCAGAAAACCATCAACAAGGGTTGAGTCTTCGGTCAGGTCTGTCAGCAGCCATAACTCAGGCGGCGTGAACTGGTGAGGCTGTTCCGGGTTGAGCTTGTTACGTAACGTTTGAACGTTCATACCCGCACGCTCGGCCAGCTTCGCCATGTTGTGACGTTGAGCGAAAGCACGACACGCATCGTCATAGTGGGGATGTTTGGAAATCTGAAAATCAAACATGGTTAAGTTCCCTCTAACTTGCATAATCAAATTCAGTTAAGAGCGGTGCGCTGGTCGATGTAGCGACAATCAATCGCTTGTTGAGTCAGTTTGTCGCGCCATGCTTTTACGTTTACGAGGGTGCGGCTTCGTTTACCGGCTTCCTCTTTGTTGGAAAAGTCTTTGGTCGGAGCTTTAAGAAGAATGCCCTCATCAAGCCATTGCCAGACCAGACGCTCGCTAACGCCGCGGGTGGCGGCAAAGTCTTTCACTGTCATGGTGTCTGACATAGCAGAGCGAATCATTGTCTGCAGGGCTGGCAGCATTGCTGTAACGATGGCGTCAAACTGAGTCGGGTCTAACAGCAAAGTTTGATTTTGTGAGTTTTGCGAGTCGTGCGTCGAGATTGATTTTGCATCTGACATATCGCATTATCTCCTGTTGTTTGAAATGTAATGCAGTGGTGTGCATCTTGGTCGGTAAGCGCCACTATAGATCGTAAAAAGTTATCTGTAAACACCCATAAAATTATCTGTAGGGGTTTTTATGAGTACTGAGCTTGATGTTCAGTGGCGTATTGGTGCAACTAACGGCGTGTTAGAGCGCTTGATGTCTGCCTATGGTGTCAAGATGCAAAAGGATTTGGCAGACCTGCTAGGCATCGCCAAACACAGCGTTAGTGGCTGGGTACAACGCGATGCTATACCGGGAAACGTCATAGTTAGGTGTTGTCTTGACACGGGTGCCGATATCAATTGGTTGGTGAATGGTGAGCTTGCAAATTCAAATTACGAGCGAGCCGTCTGCAGGTTAAAAGGCAAAGAGCTTTATGACGAGATAATGACGAATGGGGGGAAAACCGTTTTACGTAGGATTCTCGATGCCTATGGCTTTAGCATGCAAAAGGAGTTGGGTGATTTGCTCGGCATTTCCTCAGGCACAATTAGCACATGGGTAAGGCGCGATTTTTTCCCGGGTGATGTAGTCGTTACATGTGCTCTTGATACTGATGTGTCGCTTGAATGGTTAGCAACCGGCAAAGGGCAAATGCGCACTAACAAGGAAATAGCCCCTGCTGATTCTTCAATCGAAAAATTCCGCCTTGAATCTGGTGAGCTCAAGAAGGCTGGCGCATGGCATCCTGACCCCTCGATGATACCCAATGAATCAGGGGAATTGATTTATGTAGAAGGTGTTGGTGCCTCTTGGCTGGTCGAACGTTCTGCTTCGAATATAAGCAACGGGCGTTGGTTAATTGATATTGATGGCGCTCTTGATGTTTTTGATGTCATCCGTCTTCCTGGTGGGAAAGTCAGGTTGTCTAATAAGTCTGCGCAGTTCGAATGCAATATTTTAGACATCAAGCCTGCCGGGTCTGTAGTTCTTACATTGGAAAAACACGTTTAAGGGAATTTATGAAACGTAAACTTTTTTTAGCTTTATTTCTGACCATTTCTTTCGGGGCTTCATCCGCCGAAAAATCACAGGATTTAGACGGGGCTAAGTTTGGTGAAGATTGGCCGCTAACTTTTGAGAAAGCTTCGGTTTCTTGTGTTAACGGTCGATATGCCTTTGTGTACGACAAATCAACAGATGACCGCTACCCATTGAACGGCCTAGCGATTAGTGGCGTTAAGTCTGGAAAGCTTGAGGGGAGCGATATTGATGCTGTTTGGAAGGATAGCCCGTATTACAAGGGGGTGAAAATACCTTTGGATCCGGTAATGGATGCAGCAACAGCGCTTTGTGAATGATTAGAATTGCCTCGGTGAAATCATGACTGTAAGTAAGCAAAAAAATGGTAAATGGTTATGTGAACTCTACCCAAATGGTCGAGAAGGGCGGCGTATTCGTCGGCATTTCAATACAAAAGGTGAGGCCGAGGCATTCGAAACATTTACGAAGAATGAAAGTGAGGACAAGCCTTGGCTCGGCAAGAAAGAAGATCGCCGACGCTTAAGCGAGTTGATTCAACTCTGGCATAACTTGCACGGGCAGGCTTTAGTCGCCAGTAAGTCGCGGTTAGCAAAACTTCAAATTGTGTGTAACGGTTTGGGCGACCCAATTGCATCCCGCTTTACCGCTAAAGATTGGGCTCATTACCGCGACCGTCGACTCCGTGGCGAAATAGATAACGGATATCACAAAGACCCTGCTAAATGGGTCGCCAAACCCATAACTGTGAATCGTGAGCAGCAATATCTTATAGCTGTGTTCAATGAGCTGCGGCGGTTAGGGGAGTGGAGTTTACCCAACCCACTGGAAGGGGTGCGTGTATTCAAAGAAGCTGAGAAAGAAATGTCCTGGCTAACTCTTTCTCAAATCCCTGAGCTGTTTCGAGCCTGTGAGCATTACGGCAAAGAGGATCTAACGATGATTGTCAAAGTCTGTCTCGCTACCGGCGCAAGATGGGGTGAAGCCGAGAGATTGACGCGGCCACAGCTCGCACCCTGCAAACTGACTTTCACAAAAACCAAAGGTAAGAAGAATCGCACCGTTCCCATTCCTAAATGGTTGTATGACGAGTTAGCCGAACGTCAGGGCAGAATGTTTAAACCCTGCTATCAGGAATTTAAAAAGATGCTCAAGCTCACAAATATCGAGCTGACGGAAGGACAGAAGACTCATGTACTGCGTCATACATTTGGCGCGCATTTTATGATGAACGGCGGAAACATACTGGTACTGCAGAAAATTCTCGGGCATTCCAACATTCGCGAAACAATGAGATACGCGCACTTTGCTCCTGACCATTTAGAGCAAGCCGTCTCTCTCAATCCTCTGTCGTTGTATGTTGGCGACAATATGGCGGCAGAGGTTGCATAACACTACAATTCACTGCATTAAAAATTAACTTAACTAGTTGTTTTATATGGTAAGTTGTTGTTTTGGATGGGGTGTAAATAGGAGCGTCTGAACTAAGATTCGCTTAAGCGACATCCTGTTAGAAAGGGCTGGCCGAAAGGCCGGCTCTTTTTTTTATCTCATCGCACCTCTCGCATTAACCCTTTTGTCATAAATCATTTACAATGCTTGCCTCTTGAATGGAGGGAAAGTGGGCAACGTACTGCATCGGCACACCTGGAAACGCGCAGCGGCCTTGACCGCACTGTTTGCGATCCTGCTGATCGTGGTAGCGCCGCTTATCTCCGTCTCCTTGCAGAAAGATCCCATGAGTGCCATGCCGGGCATGCATCATGACATGAGCATGATGTCGATGGACGCGCATCATGGCGATACGCCGCATACGATGCCTGTCGACCATGCGGAAGCGTGCGGTTACTGCGTGCTGTTAGCGCATGTACCTGGCATGATGCTGGCGCTGATCGTCCTGCTCTGCGTGGTGCTGCAACGGCTTCGCCTTAAGCCGCCGCGTCAGGCGGTCAGCTACTGGCACTTTTTCCCCTGGCTTTACCCCGATACCCGCGCGCCGCCGCGGCAGTCTGCTTTCTCCCTTTAA